TTTCTTTCCAGGCGTTTTTTCTTAAGGCGCTCAGACAAAGTTTTCATACCGCCTCCAATACAAATTTTCTTGTATATTAAACAAAGTATCTTGTTTGTCAAATACAGGTTTTCTTGTGAAGATTTGGAGGACTTTAATGAGGTGAATAATGAGCATTGCTGTGAGGGTAAAAACAAAGCGAGAGGCTCTAGGCCTTACGGAGACTGAGCTTGCTGAAAGGGTCGGTACTTCTCAGCAGGCTATAGAGCAACTCGAAAACGGCAAGACGAAGAGACCCCGTTATTTGCCAGAATTAGCGAATGAGCTCGGCGTTTCTGTCGACTGGCTGATAAACGGAGTAGCTGAAGGTAATGTGAAATATGTGGGACCAAATGAGCCGAAAGGAAAATACCCATTGATTAGTCTTGTTAGTGCCGGCACTTGGTCAGAAGCTTGTGAACCCTATAATTTAAAAGAAATTGAAGAATGGTATGACACTGACATTCATATGTTAGGGGACGGTTTCTGGCTGCGTGTAGAAGGCGACTCAATGACATCACCGGTTGGTCAGAGTGTTCCGGAAGGCCATATCGTTCTTGTAGATACAGGACGCGAGCCCAAGAATGGTAGCTTAGTAGTTGCGAAACTGGTTGATGCAAACGAAGCTACATTCAAGAAGCTTGTTATAGACGGTGGTAATAAATATCTCAAAGGGTTAAATCCTGCATGGCCAATGGTGCCAATCAATGGTAACTGCAAGATAATCGGCGTAGTTGTTGAGGCAAGGGTGAAATTCGTATAAGGGGCAACATGAAGCGGATAGTAATGGCATTTGGGTTAGCCGTTGTATCAAACGTAACCATGGCACAGTGCTGGGTGGTTAGTAACCTCCAAGGCTATGGCGCGATGGATATAAATAAATATGAATATGGTACGGACCGTATAAGTAACGGTGTTTTTCAGTTAGCTATTGAGGGCGAAAAAGCCACTCTGCTTAACGTGGGCAAAAGTGTTTCTGGATCAGGAATGTTCTACGTTCCGATATCTGCTACAACCGCTACTGGCCTATATCATGATCAGAACACAACCACGGTTGAAACATGGTCTATAGCAGAGAATAAAAAGGTTCTTTACTCAAAGGTCATCAACTCTGTCTTTGGCAGTTCCACTAAGTCGTTTGTAGGTGACGTAGTAGGAAGTTGTCAAACCAAGCCATAACCCCAATCCCAAATGAACCAACAAAAAAATCCTTTCCCCACAAGGATTTTTGTTTTTCACTCCCTTTTTAACAATATTACTTGTTCACAACAAACAAACTTTCTTGTATCTTCATACTCATCTTTCAACCAAACGCTGTAGCGTAGCTGGTTTTAAGTGATGAGGAGAAACTACCCGGCGGCCAGTGCAGATGGCCGCCCCCTTTCACGGGAGTGAATAAAACCTGTTTAAACAGACTTACCCCATTTCACATGAGCAGGGTAGCTACAACCAAAGGACAGCGCGGCGGCAAGTAAGGCTACCGGGATATGGATGTCAGTAACGAGATGCGATGTATGCGTTTTTGACCAGAGATAGCCGGGTGCAGCCGGTACTAGTGGAGGAATTATGCTGAACCTCGATTGTGTTCCCATCTCAACTTATTGCAAAGAAACTGGCGAGACACCTGATGCCATCACCAAACGTGTACAACGAGGCGTTTGGCGTGAAGGCGTGCAGGTGCTGAAGGTGGAAGGCGTTAAGGAAAGATGGATTGATCTAAATGAGGTTGCTAAATGGGCAAGACAGAGCTGCCAAAGCTCCCGCGCGGCGTGACCGTAAGAAAGCATAGCCAGGGAGAAACCATTAATATTACTTTCACCTATAAAGGAGTTAAGTGCCGTGAGCCGCTCTCTAATCTTCAGGTGAACAGTAAGAACCTTAAATACGCCGAGCGTACCCTCGGCGAGATTTATAATAAAATTGAGCGCGGGACGTTCGTTTACGCTGAATACTTCCCGCGATCAGCGCGCCTGAAGATATTCGGAAATGCAGCTGCTGGTAAAACCGTCAAGATGTACCTGGACGAGTATATTGGCATTTGTGAAACACGAAAATTATCACCTTCAACTATCGGCGGTTATAAAAAATGCCGTAGCGCGCTGGCAGCCCTTCATTCATTGCCTGCAAGCGAGCTTACGCCGGCAGCAATGAAAGCATGGATCCAAAGCCGCACCACCACGCTAAAAACAATTCGTAATCAACTTTCTTTCCTGCGCTCTGCGCTTGATGAGGCAGTAACAGATGGCGTGCTGCAAATAAACCCGGTGTCGCTGGTTACTGCCTCTCGATATCAGAGCGATAAATCTAGCACCGACAGCGATTATGTTGTCGATCCGCTGTCGCCTGTTGAGGTGGATGCTCTGCTCTCCTCGGCGGGTAATAAGCAATGGGAAAATCTTTTCATGTTTGCTATCCAGACAGGCTTGCGAAGCTCTGAATTGTGCGCGTTGCGCTGGTGCGATATTGACTTCATAGGAAGGGCAGCGCACGTGCAGAACGCGAGTGTCGTCGGCGTGATAAAAGGAACAAAGACAAAAGCCGGTACTCGTAAAGTGGAGCTCAACGAGCAAGCAATGGCAGTACTGGCGTCACAAAAGACATTTACCTTCATGAAAGACGCAACCATATTTGAGGATCCTAAAACTAACAAACCATGGGCCAGCGCCGATGCGATACGTAAAAAAGCATGGGTTCCTACATTACGTAAAGCGGGGATTCGTTACCGCAATCCTTACCAGACACGCCACACTTTCGCTACACGTCATATAAGCCAGGGAGCAAATCTATTTTGGCTTGCGGGTCAGATGGGTCATAAAGGACCAGAAATGCTTTTCAGACATTATGGAACTTATTTAAAAGATTATGATAACTATACCAGTAAAAGTAATTTGAACATCAACACCAATTAAGCAATAATCCCCTACTTTATAAATTAAGTAGGGGGCTAACATGACCATAGATAAAATTATTGCAGCTGGCAGTTTAATTGCTAGTGCTTTCTCTGCTTTAGCAGCTTTTCTCGCTATAAGACAAACTATCATTCA